CATTGAGCCCTGTAGACGTTGTTCCCCTTTTCGTCAGTGTCCACGTGGACCAACCGACCGTCGCGAATCATATCACGGATCATATTCACCCATGGATCGCTGCTGGTCGGCGCCTTCCGGTGCTCGATGCACGCGTAACACACGCACCGCTTCTTCATCATTGTCTCCGTGTCTTCTTGTCTAGGAATGGATGACGGTGTAGACACGACTCACTTTTATTCTCTTCTTCTTGTTCATCGTCGGTTTGTTATGTGAATGTCGTTCAGCGCTAGACTTTCGCCCTATATTGGCGGCGAGCTTTTTTACCAGCGTATCCTTTGAGACCCTTAGGTGGGCGCGGGGGGAGAACCCTTACGAGCTTCGCAGCTTGTGCAAGTGACATACTAGGCGGAACATGGAACATCGAGCGCTTACGTGCGCGTGATAGTTGATGTTTCGATATACCCGAACGAATCAAAAGATTATTACGTGCCTGTGACATCACAAAAGGTAGTTTATATTTTTTGAACACGGCATTCATTTCAGGTTTCGAAACACTGTTCAGTGCCGCGCGTGCACCACCCCACGTGTAATTATGACGCCGTTCCTTTGTTTTTAAAGCTGCATGTGCATTTCGACGTGCATTGCCCGTGAGTTGTATCTCTTCGTTTGTCAATTCAGGTCTGCGCGGAATAACCGAGAGGCTTCTTTTAATCATCAACAGTGGATTAACATTAGTCTTTGTCACATTACCATTATAGACCACACGTGCAATATTCCGTGCCAAATTCGTACGGTTATTTGATGACAAGCTCTTGTACCACGGGCGCCATAGTGCCTGATACTTTGCCAACTTGGCTACAAATTCCGCCTTTCGAGCACGAGATGCCTCTTTAAAGGCTGGCGATCTGAACGCAATGGCAGCCATTGCAAGGTTGCGATGATTCATATACGGTGCTAGGGTAGTGGTGATATTATGGCGCTGAAGATATGTTTTGCGAAGTTCATTCCCACCAGCCATTTTGTACGCATTTTCCTCTGCTCGAAGCGCAGCACGAGATGCGGCGCGTTTCATCTGACGGACCTTTTCCTCTTTCTCTTCCGCATTTAGGCGGGCTTGTATATTCTTCGCTTTGGCATTGAAATTGGCGATCCTGTTGGCGGGTGTTTTAGGTTGCGGCGTCCGAGATGATGGACTACTCATTATACCTTAGCCTTATATTTTTTTTAATTCGACTGGATAATGCGTTCCCCGACGTGGCGACTCGCTCGTGCGATGACTGCGTGCATCACATCATCAACTTCACCATTCATACAAAGTCCAACTTCGATGCCAATCCTGAAAGTTTCAAGAAGTTCGTCCCATAACTTTTGGGACACTTCATCTGGCTTTTCGGTTCTGTGAAATGCCTCAACAATAATCTGATCGAGTGCTGCGTAATCACGAACATTATGTGGACTCGTCGTGTACGTCTTCACGGCATACCGAATATCGCGGTAGATGCCGTGAAACGTCGAATCGAGCATTTCTATAAACATATGTATATCAACGCCGCGTTTCTTTTCTAAAACTGTCAAATTGAATATTCTTACGCTTGAGACATACCGTGAAATTTTGTATCACTTTGCAATAGTCACGTCGGTTACACGTGTCGTCCGTTTTTGACCAGTCCAGATTATTCTCTTCACAGCACGTCCACGAATGAGATATTTCGTTCCTAAATTAACCATGATTTCATATTCACCATTCTCATTCCACTGGTTCAACCCAGCGACGAGCAGAACAGGTGTACCAGGCAACACTGTGATGCGCTGCATAGTTCCACCTTCGTACATGAGTGCGTGTTTGAGGTAATATGATGCCGAGCAGAATGATTCGAGGTTGTGCCAGTGTCCCCTAGTGCTCCGGAAAATGTCAAATGACGCACCGCGATAAAGAACCATCTGTTTCCGTGACTTGGGGGCACCTGCAATAATTCGTTTGAGGTCATCACGATACATTTTGAGCGCCTCGCGCTTTGTATTCGAAGAAAGATGTTTCGAGTTGTTGCTGAACAAGTTGTAGCGATACTTTTCGTCCGTCGATCGTTTCAAATCTCTGGCCCATGAATCCTGCCATGCATCGGTACCGGTTCGGTATACGTACGTGTCATCCAGGATCATCTTCCGAACCTGAGGCCACAAAGGTGCGATGTGTGTATGAAAACCATCATCCCGAACCGGTAATGACGACGGTACAGTTCCACGGTAAAGGAATGGTCCGATCCATTTGTGAGACATGTTTGTGTGAGCCTGTGCAGTCCAAAAATCATAGTCGCTCAGGTTCTTCACGTACTCATCCTGACGCCTGAACCAGTCGAGGTCGATATCACTTGCACGCATCGCAAGCATAGTCCCGTCAGCGACCATAGGGGAGTTGTACACGCTTATTTTTGCTCCACGAATTGTACATGCTCTACGCGGAACGCTTGCCGGTGCATGACAAAAAGGAATCAGCATCGTCGATCTGGTTGGGTTATTTCCACGAAGACGTGCACGTACGCGCACCACGGCATTCTTGAGTCGTTTTTCAACATTGACACGTTGTTTTGGCATGGCTGCGACTTTTGCTGCACGCATAGCGTTCAGACGTGCACGGATCGCAGCAAGTCGCACGTTGCGTTCGGCTGTTGTCAGACGAGAGGCGGTTGCTGTAATTGGAGGGGCTTTTGTAATTGGAGGGACAGCACCAGTCTTTTTGGCAGCACGCGGTGGCGTCGGAACTGGAGCTGGAGCGCCTACCGTTTTGGATTTTTTGTAATTTTTGAGTGAGATTCTCGTCCCGTTGGTCTTGTTGATCATTGAAGCGAGTAAGATGTGTGCAGGTACACGCGCACCCGTCCGTGGAATGGTATAGTAAGTGTCGACTCCGGTTTTTTTATAAACAGGATTTCCGTACGCAGTCGCGTTTACCATTCGAATGAACTTCACTCCTTTATGTGTAAAGGTGTTAGCGTTCGTTGGCGCCACGTTGTGTGGCAGCGGGGCTGTCGCCACGGCTGTCGCCTTGGTGAAAGAACTGAGCTTTGCGCCTGATGGTCCGATGACATAAAGACCACCTCTTGGTCCTTTGAGAATAGCGCGACCTTTTATGTTCTTATCCCCTGTATTCATATTTATACTATAATCAAGATATTAATCAACATTGTCGCTATCTTGAATTCAACCGGTGGTCTTCATTTTTTATGTTGGATATAATATCATGGAACGACAAAAGAAGTTTGTTAATTATGTGCGTCAGTATGCTCGTCGCACGAATGGTGATGTTCATTATACAAATAATTCATTGGGGCGGGTGAGTCTATACATTGATAAATCATTCATGCGTGTTGTTTTTCCATTTTACAACGCAAATGAAATGATTTTGTTTGAGGGATTTACACCTCGTAAAAATCGAGGGAGAGGTCATCAAAAATTATTAAGAGCAATTGCTATAAAAGCAGCACAGGTGGCTGGATATAAACGTGTTACACAGTTTGGAGAAAACAAGGAGAAACTCAATCCCAAAGGATTACCACCAAGTACGATTTTGATGCGAAAAATTTTCAAATTTAAACCTGAAAATAATCATTCAGGATTCAAAACAAGTGCACGTCAAATCAATCCTATAAAAAACAATGCAAAACGCTTGAGACGCAACACTGCTGTCAACGAAATATTGACCCGTGAAGCAGTTCGACGAGGTGTTCGGAGAGTATTGTCAGCTTCTCCTCCACGTACCCGCCGGACCCCGTCCCGACCTAAAAGTGTTTCTTAGTAGAGGATGGGCAAGTTTTCACAGTGTTTTTTTTGCTTATACTTAATAATGAACAACTACGAACGAGAGATTCTTCGTAACATGCAGTTTGAAGCCTACAAGAATGCACTTCAAAAACGAATCAACGAACGATTCATGTTACAGAACCTGATGAAAAAGAGCAACAAGCCAGGTGTACGTGTTCAGCTCAGAGCGAACAACAAAACCTTTATCAACATCGAGCCGGTGAACAATCGCTCGGTGTACATTTCGTACGGTCGGACCGCAGCAAACAAACGCAGACAAGGACTCGGACTCAACATTCGACGATTTGCAGTGAACGCGGCACGTAATACAAAGATGAATCTTTATCAACAGACAAAAAATTTGAATCGTCTTCTTGAAAACCCAAACAACATGCCCTACTCTGGTATCATCATGGAGCGGCTCGGTGCCAAGCTTGTCAATCGCCGTCAGGTTCCTAAGAACATAGGAAAGGGTTCTGCAAACAATGCCATCTGGTTCTTCTACTCCTCCATGGGGTCGTAGCGCTCGTCGTTGTCAAGGTTATTCTCGTGGCCGCCGCGCCACTGCTGCTCCTCGTGAATCTCAATCTCGAGCCGATCCACCTTGGCGCGGTTTTTTTCGATGATACCGCGCATAAAGTTGGCGTAGTCGTGGGCGATCGGGCTCGTGTCGTCAAACGGTTTGTTCTCTTCGAGCATCGCGTCGATCGCCGCAGACTCTTTGGCTTCGGCCCGGCGCAGGTTGGCCCGCAGATTCACGAGCTCTTGCTCGTGCATGGTGATGCGCTCGTTGATTGGCAGGTCAAAATATGCATCGACTGCAGCTGCCTCGAGGTCTCCAGGGTAATAATCCTCGCCGGCAATTTCATACAAGTCATCCTTTGTGAAATTATTGTGCACATAGTTGGCCATGAAGTGATACATTGACGGCGTGACACACTCAGTCAGGTACTCTTCAAAGGTGGCATAGGTCCAGATGAACACGGGCTCCTCGTGTTCAGCCTCACCGGGGTAGCCGCACAGCAGACCACGTGCGTTGAAGGCGATGTACGAGTTGGGCGACATTGTGTTTGTTGATAGTTGGTCTCTGGTGTTTATGTGACGCTCCAGACACAACCCATATTTTTACAGGTGTGAGTAAAATTTATAATATTATATACTATAAATGTCACGACTCACTCGGGAGACTAATCTGGCTCTAGAGACTAATCTATCAAAACGTAATTTTATAAGAAATAGAGCTGAAACTTCCAAAATAGGTATTGTGGTTGGACACGGCACACAGGTTGATGCCGTGCCGTTCACAGTCCCAGATAACGTCCATGTGGTGTTTTTATCAGACCCAGGCTATGGACTAGGGACTAATATAGTGAACACGCATCTTATACGTATGGTTGGAAATTTGAGTAAATTTAGAAATTTTATAAGAGGAACCATCTCGCAAAATGATATACCTCTTCAACTTCGCCGCCGTAACTGGAAATGGTGGGATCATATTTTCCAGCCTCGAAGCCCCTGCCCCAATCTTTCAATTGATTTTTTTGATAGAGACGTACCATGGCTAGACAATTTATGTGGGTTGTGGTATGCGGGTCCAACCGCCACGGGGCGCCAACTTTACAATAGAACAATGAATCTTAGGGAGATATGTGCGGTTGTGGATAGAAATACACGCAATTATGGTGGATGTATTCTTTTTATTAATTCATGTAGAATTCCTTCAGAACAGATTCCTTTATACCACGCCAATACATGGTATCCAGAAGCACGTATGGGTCTGCGTACTGCATATATTAGAAACATGAGTCTGCAAAATTTTCCGCTTCCGGCGTCGAGAATAATTAATGCTGCGCGCGCACTTGAATCTAATGCATCCCGTGTCGCGACGCGAAAACGTAAAATGTCGGGTCCGGCTTCGCGAAATGTCGAACCACGCGGCGCTTCCAATTCTAACGGCAATAATAATCTACAACGTTCAAGAACTCGACTAAGCAATTTTAGAAATATGCTCAATAATATTTCACTGGGAAATATGAATGTATCGCAAGCCCGTGCTCGATTTCCGGATTTTTTTAGAAATATGCGTAATGACACCGCAATGAATATTATTAGAAATTTAAAAGGGAATAATGGAAATACTATTAAAAATAATGTCATAAATATGAGTAGAATGCCCCGTGAGGATATTAATGCTTTAAAGGTAAATAGCGGACGAACTGCTGAAAGAATCGTAGCACGGATGCGTAATATGCGTATCCTTAAATAGCAGAACAACAATTATTCGCTTAAACGAAAGAGTTAAATTTTTACAAATGAGATCCGAAGCCGAGATCCAAGAGCAGTTCGAAGCCTTCAAAGAGCTCATCGGCGGCATGGACATTGGGACGTTCAGGACACTGGATGTCGAAAGACTGGTTTCAGATTACATGACAGGAAAACTCGAACGAGTCGAAGAAGAGGTTCCGCAGCGCGAATCAGGTGAGGTTCTCCGTGTACCCCTCTGGCTTATTGTTTTGGCCGCCGGACTTTGGTGGCTGTTATAGGCGCACACACCTGGTCGAGCGGCGGGTCGTCGAGGAACCAAAGAGCCCGAGGAACTTTACTCGGCCAAATGTACCCGTGCTGTATATACAGACCCACTTCAAAGTTGTAAAACGAAGGGTCCTTTCTGTTTAAAGAAGCCTGGTGGGACAACATCAGAGGTGCCCATCCCCACCACCACGGAAAACGAGGGTTCGGGCAGTGCGGCAGCATGCTCATCGTGTTTTTATAGCCGCGCGCAATCCATTCAGCAATCATTGCATTCGTGTACATCGCAAGGGCACATGTATGTCCTTGCCATGCAAGCGTCGCCGGATGATTTCTCCAACCTTTTGTTATCCCGCGAAGTGCGCGCCAGAGTTGGTACGCTTCAATGCGCTGCTTCCCCAACCGAAGTCTATCGAGTGACTGTGCACATGCTTGAATGTCATTATACGGTACGAATGTCATCATTTTTTGTTTGAGAAAATGATTCACCGAGGATGACGTCGGGGTCAAAACTCATTTTTTTTATAAATTCCCGGAAGCGTCTATTTTCAGAAGCCAATGCCAAATATAAAGCTTTACGTTTAACATTCTCAGTCAAAGTAACTTTTTCCAAATGGTCAGGATTAACACATCTTGTATTTCTACACAAATGGTCAAGTGTATCCTCTGATGTTAACTTTAATTTATATTTTTGTTCATAAGCCCATCTATGAGCCATCCATGATTTCCCTTGAATACGAAGCATTCCGTATCCTCCAGACCCTGAATTTTTATCATATGTTTTTCCTGAACCTGCGCCATACCAATTCCAACATCCGGTCATTTCATCCTTTTTTATATTTCTCTCGAAACGTCGTTCAGGTGTTTCATCAACTTTTATAGAGTTGAGAATACCGTGTCGGTTTTGTTGTGCCCAGTGACTATTACATAAACCTTTCGCACAATGTTTTCTATTACAACCTTCAAATGAACAAGTTTTATTCATTATATAATATATGGATTTTCTCTTTTAGATGAAAACAATGAGTCGAGAGTCGACGATAATCGAGCGCCTGTGCACATGCGTGAATGTCATCGTACGGTACGAATGTGTTTACCATTTTGTAGTGTGTCGGCGGGTCACGGGTGGCGAGCCAGACACGACGCTTTTTTCGCCGTCGTCCGATTGTTCGTCGATTGTGCCGTTTGTGCTAAACTCGATATGGTTTCCGATCGTTCCGTAGCCTTTTGGAACGATCGGTGTCCGTTCGATAATCTTCATACACACCTCGACCGGGTGAAACCCAAACTGGGCGACACGGATGTGTGGCGTGTTATTCACAGTGACGTATTCCCAGCCGAGCGGCTCTCCGTCCGGTGGCCAGCGCTGAAAGCTCTTGTCTTGGCACATGACGTAGAGGTTTCCGGGCGTCGGAAACAGCTCGAGGTTCGGCCGACCGTAGTTGGACGGCGTGCGACTCAGACCCGTCTCGGTGACGACCGGCTCAAAGACGACAATGTCACCGGGGGCGACCATGTTTCTTCTTGCTTGTTTCGGTCGTCACGTCTCTAGATGGGTGGAGTCAGCCACACGATGTTATAATTCATAGAATGACACTCACCGCCTTGTCGATCAGTTCCTGGGTCGTCCCGTTGTTCTTGATGACACAGGTTGTCTCGAGCGTGTCAATGTGCTGTTCGAACCCATGGTCCGGACCGTTGTCCCGAGTTATCAGAATCGTGATTCCGCCACGACGATGAATCTCCTGCACGTCCTGCTCGTACCGAACATCTGGAATCACGACATTTTCCCCGTCTCGAATCGCGTCAAACAAACGACGGGTGAAAAAGTCTGGGCCCATGTGCATGCGCATCGTGTGTGTCAGATGCACCATTGCACGACGGGGCGAAACACCCCAGCGCGTGTCCATACACTCCTTCAGGTCCGTCTCCATCGTTTCGGGCGTCCACTCGTACAGGGCCGCGCACGCATCCTTGACGGGCTGGGCCAATCGACGGAGCGTGTACCCGTGCGCGACCAGCGCAGCAGCAACCGTATCCTTACCGACGCGCGACCGCCCGACGAGCCCAACGATCGTCATATTACCTGTATAAAAACGTTCAGCTTTACATAGGCATGGGTCATTACGAAACGCTCGGTGTTCCGCAGGGAGCCTCTGTAGATGAGATCAAAAAGGCGTACCGGGCACTCGCTCGCATAAATCATCCCGACAAAGGTGGCGACGCCGAAGAGTTTAAAAAGATTAACCAGGCGTACGAAACACTGAGTGACCCCGATGCCCGAGCGCGCTACGACCAGTTTGGTGATGATGGCGGACCGGGTGGACCCGGCCCGGGGTCTGGGCCGGACATGAGTCACATCTTCGAGCAAATGTTTGGCGGCGGAGGACGTCGAACGGGCGGCGTCCGCGGCGATCACCAACACGTCATCGACTTGACGCTCGAAGAGGTGTACACGGGCGTGACCAAAAACATGAAAATCACAACCGTCCGACCGTGTTTCGAATGTCTGATTGCGTGTTCGACGTGCGGCGGGACAGGCATGCTGAATCACATGCAACACATGGGCATCATGGCCGGGATGTTCCAGAGTCCGTGTCATGCGTGTCAGGGGGTAGGACGTGTTCCAAAGGGGTGTCAGAAATGTGATGGAAAACGTACGGTCAAAGAGACGGTCGCGATAGGTGTTACGGTTCCACCCGGCGTTCCGGACGGCCACGGCCAGCGAATCAGCGGGCTCGGTGACCAGCCTCGATCCCCAAATGAGCGCCCCGGTGATCTGATTGTGATTTTCAGAGTAAAGCGCCATCCGGTGTTTGAGCGCCACGGAGATAACCTCAAGTACACGTTGACAATTACGTTCGAAGAATCAGTCAACGGGCACGAATTTACAGTTTCACATTTTGGCGGACCATTCAGTTTCAATACGATTGACCTGGGTGCGGCGATAGATCCGAGACGCGAATATCCAATCAAGGGACGAGGACTCACAAAGGACGGAACGCTCTACATTCAATTCGACATACAATATCCACGCGATCCGAGCACACGCTTCAATCTTCAAGTTGCCCGGTAAAGATTATTCCCCTTCTCGTCCGTGTCCACGTGGACCAGACGACCATCACGAACCAAGGTTCACCCACGGGTCTTCACTGGTCGGCGCGTTGTGGTGCTCGATGCACGCGTAGCACATGCACTGCTTCTTCATTGTGTCTTGTGCTTGAGTGTCGGTTCGGATGACGCTGTCGACATTATTCTTTTTTTCCAAATGAATCCCCCAGATTGTTTACCTTTTCCTTTTAAACAGTTTCTAATTCCAACGTCACATATTCCGATTGATTTAGCTGCTTGTAGAATTGACTCAAATGACTCGACAAAAACATCATCCATTGTAAATTTATCAATGGCTACAGAATGAGGATTCCTCGAACCTGATGCATATTCGTACTTATTTTTGTTTTTTTCCCTAGTATTCTTTGTCTTGCGTTTTTGTTCATCTGTAACTATCCTTCCCGATGGTTTACCCTTTTTAGCGATGCTCATCTTTTTTAAACTTTCCTTTGAATGTTTCTTATTGAAAAAATGATTTTTTTCCCCAATCCTAGCAATACTCATTTTATGTTTTGTATGTTCGGTCGCCCTTTTACCAGTGTTCAGAATACTTAGATGTTTTCTAACAGCTGAGTGATATTTACAGTTTTTACCACCTGAGTTAGAATTATAACCATATGGTCTCATTGTGTTTTGTTCTTCAATTTCAAATTTTTCCCAAAAATCCAAAAACTCCTCCCAACGATGACCATGTGTATGGTAACTAACTTCAAAGAGTTTTTCAAATTTACAATTTCCATGACCATACTTGCGAAATACATAGAGTAACAATCCATGTGGTCGGTTTTTTTCTTGAGTCCATCTCTTTCGGACATCATCCCGTACAGTCTGTCCTATATAGGATTTCCCACTTGGTGAAGTTATTTTGTAAATCCACCCCATGAAACATACGCTTGTGATACTCTTAAGTTATCATGTCTTCGTCCACCACATGTGAACGAATCTCCTCTTCGAGGTTTCGAATAGTTTTTATGAGTTCTCTTCTTTGCACGAGATTTTCTTCGAGTTCATGGGACAACCTATCGTGTTCAAGGTCAAGACGGACAATTTCAATATCAAAGTGAAACTTGTGATGGGACAATAAAAGTTTAAGTTCATCCATTTCTATTACATTCATGGAATATTCATGGTGTGGATCCACGCGGGCGGCTGAGCGGCTTGCGGCACATAGGGCACGGCGGGCGGCGGGCAGCGTGGCGGTCAACCCAGGTTCCCAAGCAAGCCTTGTGGAACACGTGGCCGCACGAAGTCTTCTTGCGCGTCTCGGTCGTCGTCTCCTCATAGCAGATGGAGCATTCAGTCTCACTCGGTGTGATGAGCCCCTCCTTTTTTCCATGACTCCAGCACACGTTCAGACCCTTGAACGCTGAGCATTTGCAGGGGTCACCCTTGGCGGTCGTCTTGGTGCACTTCACCTTGGCGGTCTTTGCCGCCTGTGCCTTTATATGTGTGCGGCACATACCCTCGCTCGCCAGACACATGTGGCGACACTGAGTGCCGTTGCGGTGCATCGCCGAGCACTGCACCTTCACCACCGGAGGAGGGACCCACCGCGGCGCAAAAAAACCAGTCGCAAAACGTACACCTATGTGCCGAAAATCATTTTGCATCTCAAAGGGAATGCTGCCTCGCAGACTCTGCAGCTCGGTCAGCAAGTCATAGACGCGGGCGGTAGTGCTGTCGGTCATTCTGTCTGTGTGTTTGGATGTACAGTGACGCGTATGTGACGCCGTGGACAAAACCTCATTTTTTTTACACGTCATACATGCGCTGCGCGAGTTCTTCGTCCTGGTCTCGGTTGACCGGCGGTTCGTCGGGTCGCTGCTTGTGAAGTGCACACGTGAGCTCATTCACAGTGTCCCACGCGATGCGGCACTCGATGCTGTCTTCGAAATTGGGGCACAAAATCTGCGCATGGTCAATCGCATTCTTCAGCTTGCGACGAATTTGGACACGACGGGACGGCTGTGGGCGCGCAAAGGCCACAATTTGGAGCATCATTTTACTTTTCGAGCCGTTTTTTCTTTAGGCGCCATAAGAGCCAGAAACCAGCCCATGACGTCATTTGTTTAGACTAGGAACTTGTTTTTAGACGGTCTTCGTACTCCTTCTTCGCTTTGTGCTTCTGGGCCTTATTTCGCGAGTTGACACGCTGACGTCTCAGTGGCAGCGGAACCTTCTCTGGTGACCACGTCCACACGACACGTGTATTCGTATGACTGAGCGGGCTGCGCTCGTGCTTGACAAAGTGCCGATCGGTGTGCAGAATAGCATTCACCTTGGCGCGCGTAAACCCCGTGAGGTGCGAGAGACGATGTGCAGACACGGGACCGCGCAGTTTGACGATATCCTCCATTAATCATTACACGCACACATTCTCTAGTTGGTTAAATTCGCGCATCAGACGCCGGCGACACATGAGATGCTTCGGTGAGGCGATGGCTAACCGAAACTGGGTCTGGATCAGGCGCGCCGCCTTTTGTTGATGAACAACAAGTGATTGCACCATGTCGTCGAAAATCGAGCCGGCTCGAATGCGACGCATGCAGGCGTTCATCGCCCGCTCAACCATGTCGTACACGTTACCGTTTTCAAATTCGTGCGACATGCAGAGCAGGCCTATCGGAATACCGTGTTCAATGATTTGGCACATGTCGTTCCAGGCGTCAATGTCAAGGCCGTCCGGGATGGGCATGGTGTCCAGCGCGCGCGTAATGGTTCGGTCGACACCGATCGGTAAAAAGTTTGTGTGGGCGAGCATTCGTAGGTTCACCGGGTCGATGGCATTTGAGAGATAGCGTGCAACGCTAAAGACGACAGTGTTTCGTACGGCATCAAATAGGGTGTCGATGCGGGCCTCCATTGCGGTTTGCGGTCTGTACATTTCGTAGTGTGACGTTGTGGACACAACCTATATATTGACGAGTGCATCACGGTCTGGCCTCTACTTGACTGCGAGCCACATTCGTTTCTCGCGGGCTTGAGTCCAACGGACCCTTCATAGGAGTTCCTGCCAACTCAGAAGAACATCAGCATCGACGGTTGCCTGTGAAGTGTTGTTGAAAAATGCAAGCGTAAATATATCGCTCGTCTGCGTGAATGAATTCCGGCCAATCTGTGAAAAGTACTGACCGAGCTCGAAGACAACCAATCCAGAGGTTTTCCCCTGCGCCGCAACCAGACCTGATGCCACCTGTTGACACGTCGTTGCTGAAAAGGCTGTCGCCGACTTGTCCACAAGGATGCTCGTACTCGGTGGTGCCGCCAAAAAGTTCTCACCCGTCAGGTTGGCCGCTGTGACATTACTCCACAAAGCCCACTGTACGATGTCATCCGTCGACTTTATCACCACCTCGACCTGCTTGATGGCGCATACCGAGTCGAGGCGATTGGATGCAAGCTGGACTGATATGACTGGAACCCAGGTTCCAGCAGCCACGGTCGCACTGAACGTGGCCAGGTTCGAATACAACGTGAGGGGTGCGTTCGACCCACCTTCTGACATGACGGTCGAGCAAATCTGCGTCAGGTTCGATGTTGCCGGCGCCGCTCCGTTCAGAGTCTGGATCTCGTACCGGACAGGCAAACACGCGGTTGTTATGTACGCCCCTGCGACCAAGTTGGCGTGATTGAACGTATGGCACAGGATGAAAAGACCGTTGATGACGAACCCCATGCGAACCGAGCCGACGCCGAGCCATTCCATATCGATCCAGAGAATTTGGGATTTTGTAATGTCCAGCGTCAGACCGGATGGACCAGACCCGAGGAGCTTATCGCCGTTCCAATTGACCTGCGCCACGTTTGAAAGCGTAACGGTTCCGGTGACGTTCGAGCGCTGGACGAGCTCGAGTCCGTTCGCCAACTCGACGTAAAAGCCGTTCTCCGCACCGAAGTAGCCG